CTTCCATGAATAAATTTCCTCGCAGCTCATTTCACCAAAATCTTTGGCAGTCGGTAGAGCAATAGTGACTTGACTTTCGTCAAAATAATTTAAAAGTTTTTCTTTATATTCTAGTGATGCTTTGTTTCCAACAAAGCTGTTGTATTCGTCATTATTCAAAGAAATAATAATGCGTCCTGCGTCTAATCTCAAAAGATGTTGTATAATTTTGGCGCTAAGGCTTACGCCAAAAGACACAAGAACGTTGTTTATTCCACATTCCATCATCTTTAAACAGTCTCCAATTGATTCAACCAGTATAACTGAGTTGGTCTTTTTGATTTCTTCTGAGGCGTTAGTGGGAAAAATGAAATCTTTCTTCTGCCCAAGTATCTTCCACTTCGGCAGAGAGTCGTTATTTTGCAAAAGCCTTCCAGCAAAACCAATCAAATCCTCTCTGTCGCTAAAGATGGGAAATACATATCTGCCCTTCATCCTGCCATTTTGGGCTACTCCACCGCGAAATTGATTTAAGATATGGTCAGAAATGCCTCTTTTCTTCCAATATGAGTTATCTTTTAACAATTTAATTAAAAGTTCCTTATCAAACTTCTTAGTATCACACAATTCTATGGATTCTGAGTTGCTTATAGATATTGGCAGGTCTCCAATGTAATTTTTAGTATCTCTTATGGAGGGTAAATTGAGCGTTTTCTGGACTAACTGTGCCAAACCACCTCCAATGCGCTCTGCGTGGTCATACCATTGACCATTTGATTTTCTAATACAAAGGACGGTTGGATTATCTGAATCACGATACAGGGGTTTTGCCCTCCATACATCTCCAGAATCAACCAGAGTGACATATCCAATGCTATTTAATACTGAAAGGACGTCGCTCATAGCGTTTCCTCTCTGATTGTAGGCTGGTCGGCGACCAAGAACTGAGAGTTTTGCCTATTGATTGTATCAAGCAAAGAGCCTCTTTCTTCTATTTTAAAGTTATTAATATTAAAATTAATAAAATTAGGCACATATTTCTGACTTCCATCTGGGAAAGTCCTGCGAATCAAGTTATTATGTCCGGCAGCATTTCTTCCTTGGTAACGAGCCTTGATTTCAATCAATTTATGCGTTCCGCTTTCTGGAGTATCCATAACCATCTCATCTTCTGTTCTGCGACGGAAAATGCCCAAATAAGTTGTAAACCACATCAATCGGTCTGAAAGAGCGATGGCTGAACCATCATCCGTGACATCCTGAGCTTTTTTATTTGTATTTTCTCCAGAACGATTTAATTGAATAGCGGTAAGTAAAGGAAAGTCAAATTCGACAGAAATTCTTTTAAGCTTGTCCACCTTTTCTCCTAAAGCTTGATGCTCCGCCCAGTTCTGGGCAAGCTTTTCTCCCGTCAACTTAAGATAGTCATAAACGACAATAGCTTTATTGCCCCTTCCAACGATATTCAAATACCAACGACGAATGATGGAGCAAACTTCATCGACGTTTTTATTGCCAACATAATAATGATAAGTTCTATAATCTTTTTTGAGATTCTTAAGGTGCTTCCTTACTTTTTCAACATAATCAGGATTCTTTCTCCAATTACCACTTTCAAGATACCAAAGAGGAACTCCTGAATTAGCTGCTGCGGTACGAAATTTAATTTCTTCAGTTGTCATTTCTGTATCTAGGATAAGAACAGGGACCTTATTAATCCTTCCTGATTCATTCGCCCAGTCATTGAGGATAGTTGTTTTGCCTTGTCCAGCACGAGAAGCAACAGCGTAAATATTCCCGCCTCTAAGACCGCCATAAAATTTATTAAATTCGGGATAAGGGGTAGTTAAACCAGTTTCATCTTGCGGATTATTCCCTCTTTCTTCCACAAGGTCCAAAATATCATTAAATAATTCAGCGGGTTTACCATCGTCATCAAACGAAATGATTTTCTCGCCATAAATAGCATCCACCTCAGAAACTGTGGCATTTAAATCCTGATTGATAGATTTATTAATATGGACTTTAATTCTGTCGCAGGAGTCATCTATGTCTCGCAACGCCCTAAATTTAACTAATTCTTTACAAGCTTTTAAGGTGGCGTCTCTTGTAATTGGGGCAAAAGAGATACTTTCAATATAATCAAAGATATTAATATTATCTTTAAATGATATACCCAAGTTTTTAATCTTTTGAGCAAGGATTACTTTATCAATCTTTTCGTTATTTAGATAAGAAGAGGTAATGCAGCTATATATTGTTGAGTGAGGTTGAGCAACAAAGTCTTTTTCTTTGACAAAAGATTCAATTTCTGGGATTACATCCTGATTTTGAATCAGTCCTCCAATGACATGTTTCTCTATTTGTAGTGAGTGTAAAGGCATACTATCTTTATAGTATGACAGATAACTCTTTTTTTGTCAAGGTTTAAATAACGTCAGAGTCGTCTGGGTCATCTTGAATACAGGATTCAATATTATGTCTTGCGCTTTCTACATTTAAATCAGATAAGGCAATTGACCAGTCGGCAATATATTTTTGAAGAGCTAAACAGTGAGCGGGAGAATCAAAAGTCATCATATTCTCTGGTTGTCCATCATTAGCATTGAAGTAAAACAAAATAAATCCTCCAGCAGTATGCTCAATCAGTTGATTTACAACTGGAGTTGGAATACAGCCATCTTCTTTATTATTTTGATTTGACATCTTACCGATAATTACACGTTTATAATTATTTATTCTCAATATATATAATATTATAATATATTAATAAATTATAAATTTTAAAGTGTAATATTAAATTTTTCTTCAAAGAATTCTTTTGAAAGCTGGGAGATTTCTTTGGTATAAATAATCACTTGTGTAAAATTGTTTTTTAAAAGCCACTGGGATTTAATTTCATCATTTTTTATCCCTTTGAGAAAGCTGGCTCTGGAATTATTATGAAAATAATGAAAGTCCTCATGCTGAGGTCCATGAACTTCAATTGCTATCCTGCGGGTAGCGTTTAAAATATCGACTTTTAATAAACTTCCATAAACGGGGAACTCCTCATAGACAATGTTGTTCTTCCAATATGAATAAAGAAACTTCTTAACATCTGCTTGAGCAATAGAACGAGACTTCTTATCCCATTCGATAAGAAATCTTGTTACATTTTTATTGGTTAGTTTTCCATTTATGTTTAAAAGTCTCACGCTTTATTCAAGGCATTTCTAAATTTGGAAAACAAATAATCTCTAATTGCGACATTTTCTTCCAGGTATTTTCTTAAATTATCTGAGCCTTGGTGCTGCTTATCCATTTCTAATTTATTTTCTTTTAGTTCGGTCAATAGAGAATCAGAAATTGTTACCCATGCACCTTTGGCAAGGGCAAACTGCCAAGACAAGAGCTGATCAATAATTTCATATTCAATCCAGATACTTTGTCCATCTTTACGACCATATTTAATTGGATACTTTACTTCTGTTCCAGTCTTTTCATTTGGGGTCTTGCGGAACATTATTTTACACCAATGACCTACAGCTTTTTCTTCTTTGTCCTTGATAATGTCTTTTTGCCACCTCTGCTGGAATTCAAGAATCCAATCGCTATAATGTAAAGCTGCATTTCCTCCTGAAGCATTTGTGACTTTTGGATCACCTTTAACATACTGACTAATCTGAATAGAGGAGCGAACTTGAGAGATTAAGAAACAAATATGTCCTCTGCTCGAAAACGCCGCCGCCATCTTTCTCAAAAGGTCTGCCGTCAACAACGCTGCACCAGCAGTTTTATTTGCTTCTGTGGCAGACTTAAGCAAGTCATTTCTAGGAACAAGAGCGTCAAGGGAGTCAAGAATAAAGAAATAATATTTATTATCATCCTTATCTCTAATAAGACCCCTCATTAAATCAATTACAAATTCATAATCATTAGTGGGGATTACTCTCCATTGATTAGGATCCGTAGATACTCCTGACCTACAGATGATGTCTGTGCTTAATCTTCCCTCTGATTTGATATAAATTACTTGCCCCTTCTTAGGGTGAAGTTTTTGAAAGCTCGCCGCGAAAGCCATTGCGTTACTTGTCTTACCACCTTCTGTAATGCCGCTTGAGCGGACTATTCCTGGGCGGATTCCTCCACCCATTTCAATATCTAAATTAAGACTACCGCTGCTAACTACATAGTCAACTGCCTCATCAAAAGCATAATGGTAATCTGAGTTATCTTTCAAGTACTTGTCTAAGACGCTCATTTGCTTATTGTCCGACGCTTCTTCTTTTTGTTCTTTGATTTTTGCCATAATATTATTTGTATAAATTTAAAAAGTCCCTGATGCTCTTTGGTTTGTTGTTTATTATAACATCTTCCCCAATCTTTTCTTGGGAAAGAACTATCTTTTCGTGTTTAGGAGAGAAATCCGAAGTAGATTTCTTATAATTAAAAAATTGTTCAGAAAGGTACTGCTTTCCATAATCAGCCATAAAATAAGCCAATGATGGAATTTTTTTGTTGTAGGGCGGGATTACCCAGAAAAGAAAATCTAAATCGTAAGTTTTAATTAATTTATTTGCTATCTTAACTTCTCTAGGCCAAAAGTATTTTTGAGAAAAGAAAGATGAGTCAATAAATTTTTTAATTAGCTTTTGCTGATTATTTAATTCTCGTTTAATTAACTTTTTGACATCCGATTTCATTCAGATCTGATAGTACCATACGTTCTACCAGTTTGTCAAATGAAATCTTTGGTTTCCATCCTAATTCTTCTCTTGCGGGTGTTGAGTCGCCCAAAAGCAGGTCTACTTCTGCTGGTCGATAAAATTTTGGATTGATTTTCATTAAGACTGAGCCTTTAACGTTTAATTCATCAGCTTGTTTTGCGGTGATTGAATATTGTTCGTTTAAACCGTCTCCATGCCAAGAGCCTTCGATACCTGCAGTTTTAAATGCTTTTTCAATAAATTCTCTAATAGAATGAGTTTCATTAGATGAAAGAATATATTCCTTTGGCTTTTCTTGGTTCATCATTAGCCATACTCCCTCAATAAAGTCTTGGGCATGAGACCAGTCACGTTTTGCTTCAATATTGCCAAGTTCAAGAGGCTCAAATGGTTGATTATTTTCTATTGCTTTCTTAATTCTTGCTACATTGGTTGTGATTTTTCGCGTGACAAATTCTTCTCCGCGCCTTTCGCTTTCATGGTTATATAAAATACAATGAACAGCATATAACTTATAGGAATCACGATAAACCTTTGTTAAATGACGGGCTGCAGCTTTTGCTGCTCCATATGGAGAGCGAGGACGAATTGGATGATTCAAGTCTTGGGGTATATAAATTACATCTCCCATTTCCTCTGAACTGCCTGCGCTATAAAATCTGCAATTAGGTGAAAATTTACGTATTGACTCCAAGCATCTCAATACTCCCATTGCACCGATATCAAAGGTTTGTTCTGGAATTTGCCAGCTTATACCTACAAAAGATTGAGCAGCAAAATTAATAAAATAATCGGGATTAAGCTCTCTAACTATATTCTCAATAGAATTTGAATCAGCTAAATCTCCAGTTATAAGTTTAAATCTTGGATTTTGAAGCGCAATTTTAAGATTTGAATAATCTGGCTTTGCTGACCTTCTAACCATGCCAAATATTTGATGGTTTGTATTTTCTAGAAGATAGTCTGCCATATAAGACCCATCTTGACCAGTCACCCCAGTAATTAAAATTTTTTTACTCATTATTATATCCTATCTTAATTTCGGAAATTTCATTATTAAAAAAAGTTTTTTGCAGATTAATTTTACAAGTATAACGCTGATAATTTGAATCATCAATATCTTTGGCTATACCTTTTTCTTGCTTTGCTTTATCAACAAGATTAAAAGTTAATTTATTTGCCAAGAGTAAATTCTTATATTCCTTACTTGATAAAATTTCGTTAACTTTTTTTTCTCCAATTTGAGAAATGATTTCCTGTTTCATATTCCAAAAAGAAGAATAAATTTTTTGTAAATTTTTATCTGACGCCTTTTCTATTTTTACTTCTAGGATACTTAAAATATCAAAGACATAACCTTCATCTAGATTAATTTTTATCATTTTTAGTTATAAATTTTATCTATAATTTTTTGAAAATGCAAACCACAACAAATTAATGGTTCATAAATTTCTTTTGAAACTAATTCTGGATTTATCCACCAATCTTCAAAACTATGACCTTCTAAAAAGCAGACATCTGAGCATATCATTTTCATGCCTACGCTAGACAAGAATTCTCTCGACTCTCTCCTCATTTGTTCGCCTTCTCTGTAAAAATCATGCTCAAAAGTTATACAGCGAATTTTAGAATTTTTAAAATCAAAACTTTTTATGCAAGGTAGTGCTGCTCCGCCATCTAAATCTAAAGAAAAATAGTCAATAATATTCGGACTATCAAATTCTTTCATAATTTCTGCTACGCTTTTTTCTTTAAGATTGGCTAGTAAGCAAGGCGTATTTGGTCTTGCTTGCCTAAATTCATTTACAAGTCTTTCGTCATAATCGGCAGCAATACCCTTCCATCCAATTCTTTCAAAAAAGATAGAATTATTGCAATTATATGGTTCTGCAGAGGCAAAATCTAAAAAATATCCATTAGTGCTATAATTATTAATATAAAAAGCAAATAAGTCTTGTTTTTGGCAAGATTGACTTTGGGGGGTTATTAAATTATATTTTTTCATAAATTAAATAGAATCTAAATTATCCAAAAATAGATGTGGATATTTTTCTTTTGTTAAGCTGGATGGCAGAAATGGATTTTTCACAAAAATTACAAGGTGGTCAAGGTCATGTCTTAAATTAAATTGACCTTGCTTGAGTCTTTTCTTTAAGATTTCTTTTATGACTTCTGGGGGCGGGATTTCTTCTGGGTTATTAACATCTGGAGATGTAGAATTTAAAAATTTTGTCCAAATTTTTTCAACGCCTCCCATATAGCTTAAATGCCATCCTCCAAGAGCAAAGCGGGCAATATTGTTTTTTACATTTCTAAAGTATTGCGGATTTACTTTGTCAAGTGTAATTTTTTTCGTTGCAACTGTTCCTACGCATGGATTTATTGGAGAAACTATATTTACGAAATAATTATGATGCATGTGAGAAAATCCTATAGCCATATCTTCTTTAAATCTATCGCCAAGAAGAAAAGGGAAATTTTGTGGATGAGGAATTTCATCTAAATCAGAAATTAAAATAATATCCTCTGGGGATGCATTTGTTAATCCACGAACTATACAATTTCTATGATGATTTTCTGTATCCCACCCTCCTGGCCCAGGCTGAGGAGCGTCTGTATCATATATATAAATAATTTTATCCATGTATTTTTCATATCTTTTCATATTCTCTTGAAAATACATAGTGTCTCTAGTTTTCCCATTTACAGAAATTTTTGATTCTACAAGAACAAAATGATCCACATATGGATATAATTCTTCCAATCTTACCTCAAGGACATCTAGCTCATTAAAAAATGTAAAACAATCGTAAATTTTCATAGTTTAAGTAAAATCAATTATTGAATCTGACGCGCCGACATTTGCAAAATCTAATCCTTCAATGGGGTATTTTATATATAAATTTTTTGAATTTGGATTTAAATTTTTATTTAAAAAAGTTATTTCTGGATGGTTTGATATTTCTAGACCATCTCTAGAAAATCTTGGGGTGCTGTTGTTCCCATGAATATGTATTATGTCAAAATATTCAATAAGTTTATTGATTATTGAACAAAATTCTACATATCTAATGTCTGCATCATGAAATTCAATAATCATGGCTGGTAATTTTGAAAAATCTGATGCAGGAAAATTATTAAATAAGTCGTATTCTGCTCTTTCTGCATCAACTTTTAGTAGAATTTCTGATTGATTTTCATAATCGTCATTTATTTTTAAATGATTAAAAAAATTATTCATTTGATTTTTCGGTGCTGCACTTAGTCCTTCTTTATGAAAAATTGCTTTGCCAAAAAGATTTGGGCAATTTATTGTATGGTCATAAAGGTGAAGAATTATGTCTGGATTATGTTTTGAAAGGTCTTGTTCAAATGACATTTCGTCTCCTATACCATAAGAATAGCACTTTTTAATACTTTCAATGGTTTTTTTATTGATAATATACCCTCCATCTCCATTCACTCCAAGTCGGATGAGAGTATCAGCAATAGTTTTTGGTTGTAATAGTTCTTTAAATGTTTTCATTTAAATCTTTCAAATGATTTATTATCTTTAATTTCTTTGCCGCCACCATTTATTATATCAAAACATCTATCGCCAGTACCATCAAACATTTGGTCAGAATATTCGTATAAAAAGCAATTTTTTAACAAATTATGTTTATTTAGCTGGTCATACATGCTGTATTCGATAATTTTATCAAGCTTGCTGCTTGGGAATATTTTTTGACAAACATCAGTTTTTGCATACCATGTCCATGCCCCAACAGTATTTGAAGGATATGAGGCATTTGGGATATTTCTCCATTTTGATCCAACAAAATAAATTTCTGGATTTTCTTTGGTTTTTTGCTTCCAATTATTAAATATATGAATATTAGTATCATCAATGATGAAATCGTAACTCATTTTATAAAACCATTCTTTTCCAAGGGACTCTAGCAAATTCATCGCCATTTTCATATTGGCAATTTCTCCATTAACAAAAACGTGGTCGTCTGGATTGTATCTATCAATGATACTAATGTCTATATATTTCTGGCAGCGTGTTTCTAGTTCATTAGCTTCAGTACAAATAATAAATGATTCGGGAATCTTTGTTTTTATAGACTGAACCAATCTAAAAAGTAATTCGGCTTTAAATTCTTTATTTGGTTCTCTAATGCAAGAAGTAATGATAAAATTTTTCATAATTTATTCTTGGTAATTAAAAAGTTGGTATAGCGATAAAATTCTCCATAGTAAGGAGCAAGGTTTAATCTATCCGACTCAATATGATAAAAGTATCTATTCGGAAATAAATCATACATCATTCTTAAGGATTTCTTAGCAATTATCCACCTGTCATTATACTCAAACTGGATCATATCTATATTATCAAGATATTCTCCTGCGCCTTTTATTGCTTCATATTCATATCCTTCAATATCAATTTTTAAGAAGTCTATATTTTTTACTTTTCGAGA